CAGGAGGCGAAGCCGACGCACGTCTACGATACAACAGAGAGACTTCATTACATACACATGAGTAAATGTGTAGGGCCAAGGGGGACATGGTGGCGACCGGAGGGAGCGGAGTGCCACCTCGTAATTACTACCCGTTAAAACTTAATCACTCTACGTCAGTGAGTAAGACTGAGTAGTACTGTTTCTTACTACTACGAAGTAGTTGGTGTTACCTAGTGTTCTCCCGCTTGCGGGGTTGCCAGAGGCTTTTCGCTTTGCTCTTATATAAGCAGATTTGCTATGTAAATAGGGGTCTAGCCTTAGTGCCACGTGGCTTGTAGCCGTTACAGTTTTGTTAATTGTCTAAAAATTGTGCTATTTTTTGGTCATTACTAGCGTGTGTAGCTCCTGTACGGAAGTCCCCGATACATTCACTTACAACTAAGTCGCAGGTAAGTTGATTCATCCATCTGACTGCCATGATACCCTGACAACAAGGTGACCACCAATTTCTAGCCCATACTATTGCTGGGTTAAGGTAGTAGTCTCCACCTATTTCTCTTACAAAGTCGTTACCTTTTAAAGCAGTCATCTTCTGTTTTCTGCTAGTAAACGTTACTTTACCGTCAGGTGATGCTGTTTCCCATAACTTTTGTACTAAATTTAATTCCGGTTTTGTTAGCTCTAATTTGGCTCTAATCTCGTCCCAGTTAGTCATACGTTCTGCATGTTCTGGTGCTTTCATTGCGTATACTAAGCTGTTATCCCATATAGGGTGATCGAACACTTTATGTTCTTCTTTGTTTCTGTCAATCTGGTTCATAAGTCCTCAAAAGAGGGCCGAAGCCCTCACTATCTCTAAGTCAACTTAGCCCAAGCTGAGTCGGTATAGTCAAAATTAGGGAACAAGTCGCTAACTGTGGCTGTTACGTTACTACCTGCGGCATTTGCGTGGATAGTTTCTGATTCGTCACCACGTAGTTTACACCAAGGTGCGCCGAACGACTTAGAATGGAACAAAGCCATCAAGTTGGTATCTGTACCTGTCTCACCAGCGTCGTTGTCTGTGTGATCTGTGATACGGATAGTTAAGCCTTGCTCTGTGTATAGACGTTGTTGTTGTGGGTTAGTCCCTACAGGATTAACTACGTTACATACGTCATCTGATTGTGCTACTTGCGCTAATGTGCGCTCTAAAATACCTAGTGTATTAGCCATTACTTATCTTCTCCTGCTTTTGTTTCGTCTTTATTTGTTGTGCTAGTTTCATCTTGTCCTTGAGAATCTTCGCCTGTACCTTCATCTTCTGCGTTTTGTTCATCTACCTTCTCCGCATCAGCCTTGGCTTCTGCCTGTGCTTCTAATTTCTTACCTAGTTCGATAGCTTTCAATTCTTGATCTTTCTCGAACTCACCACATAACTTGTGTGCGGCTTTTAGTGTTTCTTTTAGTACTGTAATATCAGAAGGCTTACGCTTACACTGACGGAATACTTTTAGGAACTCGTTGTTAAACTGTGACTGCGCTTGTGTGCGAGCCTTTGGTAAATCTTTTCTTGTGATGTTCATTAGTGTCTTCTATTTCGTGTGAATCTATCGGAACAATTACCGTATGACCCATCTAGTTGAAACTCGCCAACTTCAGCACCCCACCTACGGAAGAACTCGACGTTGTCGTCTGTGTCCTTTTGATCCATACGTTGTACTTCGTCGACTGCTATATGCTCTACCCAACGTCTACAACAACCTGCGAACGAATCCAATGCATCATCATGTGCTAGAGCGCCTTTCTCTCGGCTGATCTTACTCATCTGATGGAAGAATTGATAACTAGGTTGTTCATTTACTGGGTAGTGTTTAACAGATTCACGGTCATACTCTATTATGTCGGTATGTACTATGATCCTGTGCCGAGCCATAAGAGGTTCTAGTGTATCTATGATACGTAACTCTTTCTGACCGGATTCCCAAACATCTTCAATGAGTGGGCAACCTTCTCTACCAGCCTTCTTATAGGCAGCTTGTAGTTTGGGCCTCCATGCAGCGGCGAATGCTCCGAAGCCAAAGTTCTTCTCGACATCTATACCATTTACATCATGTTTCAATGCAAGTAAGGATAGTTTCTCGTAGATGTTGTCATCGTAACCACCTGCTAGTTTTAGCATCTCGGCGAAGAATAAGTAACCATGTAGTACGTATACTACTGTTGCTACTGTTTCATCCCCGTTCTTACCACCACCAGCGGTATCCACATACATGTATTTACCTTCATAGTCGTACAGCTTCTCACTAATTGTGAATGGACTATACAACTCAGGCTTACAGTTAAAGCCTTTAGCTTCTACTCGACGTGTGGGACTAGGCAACCATGTTATCTCACCTGGCCCCTTGTCTATGTCGAAGGGCATAACTATTAAATTCTTGGGTTTCAGAGGATGCCTGAGTGCGTCTGAAAGCTCCGTGTTGAGCATATGCTGAAGATTAAAATAGGCTGGGCCTTGGTCAAGCTCTTTCTTTACAAGGGCTTCTTCGCCAAGCAGGACGGGATCAGTGGGCTTTCCACGATCACCGGCCAATCCACCACCCTTCCGCAGATTAGGATCGATTTCCATTGCGTTCTTGATGTATGGGGCTAGTGTGTCGCCGTATACTTTCTCTTCTTCTACTGTAGGATAACGTCCTGTCCATACTCTGATCGTGAAACCACGTTCGGATAAGTTGTTATATATGCTGTCTACAGTCTGCGGTGTACCTAAGTACATGATCCTACCTTTCTGACAAATGGATGTGAAATCCTTTGAGAGATGTTCTAGCGCCATACGCTGAATCTCGGTAGTACCATTCTTTGATGATTCGATGTCATCAGGTATTAGTAAGTCTGCACGTCTACCCTGCATGTTAGCAGTGATACCTATACAGGCTACTGATGGAGATTTCTCTGGGCCCTTAAGCTGCCAGTGAATGTCGAAAGCTTTACTAGAAGCTCTATCTCCGTGTTGTCTATCTGGTCGCATGCATTCAAGCTGTTCCCAGTTCATGATGATCTGTATTACCCAGTTAGCAATCTCTGCTGCTACCTCACTACCTGCCGAGATAATAAGTACTCTGTGTTTACAGTCGTGGATTAGTTGCCATACGGCAAACATCGCCACTATTGTTGACTTTGCTTGTGAGCGTTGTGCTTGGATCATTCCATTCTGTACGTCAGACTGTAGGAAGTTAGCGATGTCTACTTGTAGTTCGCTACATTGGAATCCCATTAGTTCTGTCATACAATCGTACATGAAGTCAGCGAAGATAGCATAGTGATCACGTAGGGCTTCTATCTCTCCCCATCTAACTACTGTTGCTTGCTCTATCTCATTTAGCGCTAGGAACTCTGTCCTGTCCTCTACTATGTTCGTGAAGTACCAAGGATCTTCGTCTTCCACTCCGTAGAGAGCGTTTTCTTTGCTGTGCTTTTCGCATAGTTCTTTGAACTCTTCGTCTGAATGTAGTCCGTCTTCGTCGTCCCATAGTTCATCTATGTCCGACTCGAAACTAGAGAGCTTAGCCGCTTGTGCCGCAGCTAGCTTCTCTAAATCTTGCTCACCAACAAGTGCAACAATCTCCTCACGGGTCATGTTGTCTATACTCATTAGCCCATCTCTTTTGCTGTTTCAATAGGACTGACAGAAGCTAATCTACTATGTTTAGTCTTCTTAGCTAACTTCTCTTTTAAGTTGCCCATTTGGCTGTCTGTCTCTATATCTGCTGTAATCTGATTATCTTTCAGAAACTTAATGGCGGCTGCTATATCCTGTGTTGAACAGTCGTAGACCATTTCACCTGTACCGACTTCCACCCCATTCTCATCGAATGTAGTATCTTCAGCTTGGTGATCTAATCTAGCCGACAACACATCTGCAACCTTACCATGTAACGCGCCTAGTTTTGTCTCTGTAGCTGTGCTTTTAGCCATAATTTATTCCATAACAGTTATTGCTTGTTGTAGGATTTCTTAAGTTCCTTGATGAACTCGTCATCATGTGCTGTTTCTGTGGACTCTACGACCACATCTGCAACCTTAAACAATGCCCATTCCAGTAGTTCCCGAGTTGCTAGACTTGCCAGTAACTTAGTACCTACAGATAGTAAAGCTTTTACTAAAATTGTACCCATCTTACTTCTCCCTTATTAGTTCTTTAAGTTCTTCAATTGCTGCTGACACTTGGTGGAGTTGTAGTTGTACCATCTCATTACCGTGTACTACGTCAGATTTTACTAGTGCTAACTCGGTCAAAACTTTACTGTGGTCGTCTTCCGCTGCGGTCATACGATCCTCCAGTTTCTCAAGTCTATGATCTCGGTTTTTTTTGTCATACCAGTAAAATGTAGTGACTAAGGATATTAATAATCCCAGTACTAGTCCCATCACCTTCGTACTAAGCCACTCCATTGTGCCTCCTATTTAATTAAGTTGGTATTGAGGTGTAGTGTACTGAATTATCATCAGTATCTACCCAGAACTCGTGTGCTACTAACCCTGCTGGTGGTGTGCCTCCACTCCCGAAACTGGAACATCGCATGGCTATCCTGCATACATCTAGGAAGCCTGTGTCGTCCCAACCCAGTATTGTGGAGGTTCTTGTGAGTACTGTGTCAGCTACTACATGACCTGCACCACCTGCGTTACGAGTTCTAGTAATACGTACTAGGTAGTTACCCCCTACATCACCAGCTACCCAACCTACGGGATTGTCTTTACCCCACCAGAGTATACCAGATTCAGCTAAGTCATTTGTAGAATCGTTAACTGATAATGTTGCCCATGTACCTACACCTGTGGAGTAGGCAAAGGTAGCGTTGATTCCTGGCCCTGTAGCCCCTGTGGTTAGTGCGAACACTATATCGTCGAATGGAGCATCTGCACCAATGATCAAGGTGTCGTTGTCATTTTCCCACAGGGGTGTGTCTATACCTGTCGTGGTTAAGTCTGAAAGTTTGTCTACGCCTGCTACTAACCCTACAGTCTGTGTTTGTGCAACAGGTAAGATTTGTAACACTGGTGCTACGTGTTCTCCTGTTACTAGTGCCGTGGCTCTGTCCAGATTCTCTGGTTCTACGCCTGCTACAAACAGACCTACTAAGGAACCACCAGTAGCTTCTGTGCAGTCCATTAGTATGTTGTCTATAGCTGTGGCATCTGCGGAATCGAATGCACCAGTCGCATAGTTTATGGCTCGTGCAGATATAGAGCTATACCCGTTAGCGTCTAAATGTATCGACTGCATGTCGTCGTTATCACCTGTAGCGCTGAAGCTTACAGTGCGTGTGATACCACCACCACTTTCCCTACTACGATAGGTCATACCGCTCTCCAGATAGCAGCTCGCCAACTAGTTATAGTCGGTGTTCCTACTATAGAGTCAGGTACTAACTTACCACGTAGTGCTAAGCCTTGTGCATAAGGCATAACGATAGTCTCCGTCTTTAGGTCTGAAGCTGTCATTGTACCGTCAGCTACGTCTCTATAAGTTATACCATCAGGAGACAGTTGCATTTTTACTGTACCACCCGTAGGTATTACTTCGTTACCGTCTATGTCAAAGAAGGTTATAA